ATCTGAAAATGATTATAAGGAACCTGAATTTATTGACGTTTTAAGATTAGATGAAATGAAAGACGGCGGATATGATTCTGTTGGTGTGTGTGCTTTTTTTAGTGGATTAGGTAGTATACCTAAAATCGCACATTGGTATGGTTCAAGTTTATCTATAGAAGATGTTAAAAAATTAGGTATTACATATAATAATCCAACAGTGATTCAAGTTGCAACAAGTATAATATCTGGAATATTATGGATGTTATCTAAACATAAAAATGAAGGTTTCCTATCGCCTGAAGATATGGACTATAAATTTATTATAGATTGTAGTAAAAAATATTTAGGTAATATACATTCTATTAGTTTTAATTATGATGAAAAAATACCTCTTACTATAAATAAATTTATTTGTTAATCTAGAATTTTTATATTTTATTATATTAATATACTACATTAACTAGTTTTTGTTTTGCTTTTATAAAAAAGCAATTTTTATCTAAATCCTATAATATGGAAAAATATATTGATGCTTTGAAATTAGGGGCTAAACGTAAGGTAGAAGCAAAGCCTGCAGGACTTAAGAAACGCAAACTCGCTAAGGAACCTAAGAAGGCTAAAATAACTGCTGAAGAATATCTAGCCAAAGTCAAAGCAAGTAAAACGATGAAAAGTAAGAAAGGAAAAAAGGCAAAACAACTAAGTGAAGCACAAAAATTACAATACGAGAAGCAAATTGCAGAATTAAGAAAGTCATTAAGGGAACAACAAAAGGCTAAGGAAAAAATTGCAACACAATCTGAAACGGCTAAGGCAGTTAAAAAAATTACTGAGGAAAAAGAAAAAGAAAAAATATTGAAATTAAAGGCAATTCTTGGAACTGATGCAACTAAGGCAAAAGAAAAAAAGGCAATAGGAGCACCACTAACTTTACTAGATACTGATTTAACATTTAAAAAATTAACTAAGGACGAACAGAAATTACTAAAATCAAAATTGAAAACTGCTGGTGATAAAGAAGCACAATTATTGGCTGTTGAAAAATTCATAGCACTTCCAAAAACTAAAAAGGAATCATTTGTTTTAAATCTATTACCAACACCGAAAGGTGCTATAGAAGAAGTTGATTTATTAGAAGAGTTAAAAGCAAGAAAGGCACCCGGAGCCGGGGCAGAGGCTGTTGGAGCAGAATTATTTGGAAAGACTAAAAGACAGCGAGATGAGGAAGCATTAGCACTAGCCTTAGGGGAAGAAGTAAGAGGGGCACCTGTAAAAGAGAGTTTATTCGCACCAGCACCTGCTAAATTAAGAACACAAGCAATTATAAATGCAGAAGCAAAAAAAGCAAGGAAATTGGAAAAAGAAAAAAAAGATGCAGAAGCACGAGTAGAACTAGAAAAAGAACTAGATAAAGAAATAGAGGAGGGTTTGAAAAAAAAGACAATAGGTAAAAAAATAGAAGTAGAAGAAGTGGAGCCAAAAATAATTAGGTTATCTAAAAAACAAAAAAGAAAGGCAAAAGCAAAAGAAAAAGCAGAAGAAGAAGCAGAGGAAGCAGAAGCACAAGCATCACCAGATGGCAAACTTGATGAAGTCCTTGATAGAGTAAATTCATCAATTGATTTATATAGTCAAAATAATGAAGATAGAAAAGGTTTTTTACAAAGAAAATGGACTAATTTCATTCCACAAATTAAAAAGGCTATTGCAGATGATACAGTAATTACTAATGATATGATAAGAACTAAGACTGAAGAATTTTTAGATGACTATGAAAAAATACAATATCTTGATTTAGATGTTCCTCAAGATGTTAAGGCAAGATTAGATGAACCATTACCACAACCGGAAGCATTTATACCTGAAGCACAATTAAGGAAAGGACAGCAAGAATTAGATGAACAAGAAGCAGACGCAATTGAAAAAGCATTCGCACAAGCACAGAAAGAAGTTGAAATACCTGATTCTGCTTTAGAAGCAATAGACCGTGTAAATACACAAAATGCTAAGGAAGGAAAAGCAATAAATGTATTGGAAGGTAAAACTGCAAAGCCTGCAATCGCAAAGAGAAGGGTTCCTAAAAACTTAAGACTTGTTTATGGTGATGAAGAAGTTCCTGATGCTATAAAATCAATTAAAGCAAACACAAAAAAAGGTCATCCAATTAAATCAATAAACGAACAAGATATTATTGATTATGTTCTAGCAAATGATATTCAGGTTGCTAGAAATGGTAAAGATTTTTATGTAAGGGGTGAGAGAATGTCACGCTCTCAATTAGTAGATTTAATCAAAGGGGTAAAACCTAGGGAGGAGTTGGAAGACGAAGATGAAGTAAAAAGTGAAATAAAATCACCAGAAGAAGTTATAGCAGAAGCACCTCCAGAAGAAGTAGCAGATGCACAAGCACAAGCAAAATATAGAGCAGAAGGACGTAAAAAATTTGGTTTACCACCAGTAGCAGTAGAACCATTAATCGCTATTACACCAACACAAAGCGAAACAGATAAAGATATAGCACAAGTAGCAAAGGCAACTGTTGAAGCAGACCCTACAATAGCACCAGCAGACCAAGACGCGACAGCATCAGCAACTGCAGATGGATTCGCGAGTGGTTTGAAGAAAGTAAAGAAAATGCACGGGAAGATAATACACGATAAAGTAGTTAAGGTTATGGCATCTCAAGCCGGTATTCAAAAGGGATTAAATAAAGTTAAAAAGATGCATGGTGGGGCTATGCACGATAGAGTAAAAGGAATGCTGATGAAAAAGTTCCCTAGTTTTTTTTTTTGAAGGCGGGAAGTTTTGATAAAACGGCTAGAGATAATACTGATGTTTTCTTTAGTGATTATAGTGATTTTGTATTATCTGATTTTTATAAAAATAATAAAAGCATTATAACAAAATATCCTCCTCAGAAGAAAGTATTTGAATATGTTCCACCATACAAAGCCTATAGAATAGTAATTCGACCTACAAGTCAAAATATAATGGGTAATAAAATAGTTTATACCGTTGATAGTGATAAATTTACCTATGACGATGATTTGCAAGAATTATATAAATTAGGTGGAATATCTAGCGATGATTATTTTGCATCAAGACAATCACAAACAAAACAAGAATTAACTGAAAGAAAGAAAATATCAGATACAAGTTTAGTAAGTGGTTATAAGAAAGGATATAGTCGTGGTTATCAACAAAAAGAACAAGAACAAGAAGAAGAAAAAGAAAAAGAAGACAATTCACCGTTTAACGCATTTGTCAAAGGATTTACTGCTCCTATATCCTTAGTCAAAGAATTTTTATAGTTATCACCATTAGATATATTTTTTGAATTTTTATATATTATAATATTAAAGTATAGATAACTATAAACATAATTTTGCATTCGAGATTTTCTAAATCTTGAGATGAATACAATTAAAAGCAAAACCCAACGTTATTATTTCAACGCTGAATTTATTAATAATACCGGAGAATTACAAGATGCCAGATATGACGCACAGTTGATTTATCCTCTACTAGACCATCCAAATGAATATGATATATGTATTAATCGAACACGAATAGATTTAGCAGGAATTCCATTAAATCTTGGAGGACAAAATATACCATTTCAACAGTGGGAAGTTTCGTTAGGATATTATGATGGAACTAATTGGAATTATAAAAACGCATTTGTTCCTCAATTCAATCCTAAAATTATAACTACAAATAATTATTATAGTATTAACCAAGATGGTGCAATTGAAACCGTTAATCCTCTAAATCCTTATACAATTACATCTACAACGCCATTAACCAATATAAATACGGATACAGTTGCACCCTGTTTTGATTCTGCATATAATACTACTACATTCTATATAATGAATTCAGATAATAATACTATTGATATATATCAAAATAACAGTGCAACATTAGTATCGTCATTACCCGTTCCAACAGACCCTACCTATTACGCAACTCTATTCATCTGCACCGATAAAAATGGAAATATTTACAGAGGATATATGAATATTGTTGATGGTGGTAATTATACCCCAGTTGTACAAGCATACACACGAACATCGATAAATACGTGGGTTGCAGGAATAAATTATACTTGTCCGGCACTTGAACGCCCAAACCTTTTTTTTGAAACTATGTTTGTTCTAGAAAATGAATTAAATCAAATAATAGCGTATTTTAATCAGGTTGCATCAGTGCCTGCATCTCCATATGTTATTTGGACTATTGGAACTCCTGTAGGTGTTAATGCATTTGCAACCAATAATGGTTATCGTTCTATTACTAATGCAGATTACGTTTATCGATGTGATAATGCTGGAAATTTTAGTATTGCTACTAATTTAGCATATGTATTACAAATAAATAAACCTATAATTGCTTTTATAGGATTTGACGCTGATGGGAATTTATTAGTTGCTCAACAAGGTGCAACGGTTATAGAATTTAATGCAATTAATAATTTAACCGGTGCTTTTGTATATTCATTTACACCTCCTAATGGTTCATTTGTTATTGGAGTCGGTCAGCCATTTACTCAAACTATAGATTCTGGCAAGACTGACAATATATATACATATCAAAAATATTTAAATCAAATTAATACGGCTTTTGAAAATGCTTTTCAACAAATGGTTGCAACATATGGGGCACTTTATACACCAACCCAAGCACCGAAGGTTATCTATAATGCAGATTCTAAATTATTCCAAATGATTGTCGAGGGTGTTTATTTACAAAATAGTAAATTCCTAATTGACTTCAACTATAATTTAAATCAACTATTCCTATTTAATAATTACGCAGATTCAAATAACGCAGGCTTCTATCTATTAGAAGTGCTTAACAACTATACAAATGCTATAGTTGGAAATGGTTCTATTACTACTCCGCAATTCTTATATGTGGAACAACAAACATCTACAACATACCAATTCTGGAACCTAGCAAGAATTATCATAGCAACTAGTAAAATGGGGGTCAATGGTGATAGTGAAGGGTTTAGTGGCAACAATCAAATTCTAGCAATTACGGATTTTACACCAGATACTACTACATTATCTCCCAATAGTATTGTTATATACTCCCCATTCGTTTTGAGATTCTATCAAATGTATCAAACTTCGCCATTAACAAGATTAGATTTATCTCTACTAATTGGTGATAAAGCAGGGAATGTATATCCTCTTCAACTCCAAGGCAATGGTGGATATGCATCTGTAAAACTTGAATGGCGAAAATCTGAAAATAATTAAATTGCTTTTTTATAAAAACTTCTAAATTTTATAATTTTTATCTTTGTTATATTTAAGAATAAAAAAACTTAGTAAACTTTAAAAATGGATAAAGTTCTAGCCAAACGTCTAGTTGTTGATAAGAAGGTTGATGTTCAAGAGGTCGGTTCTCCAATCGAGACCGTTTTTGTTAGTGGAACACAGAAAAGTCTCTACCGCTATACCGCTGATAGTTATTCAAGTGCGTCAATTATCTTCAACAACGTAACCCCCCCATCCCTAAACACTGTGATTTCTAGAAATTTGACCGTTCAAATCCAAATGTATGTCACTTCTACATTTAATATTGGCTATGGTGGAGGTCAAATGAATGCAGTCGCAGGTGCTCCTATTGCTGGATATGCTGGTGGTGGTAATTTAGCCCAAGGACAGGCTGTTCCTCTTTATGGTATAAATGATGGTAATGTTCGTGTTACTGCCCCAGGTGCTAGTGTTTGCCTCCGTGCCAATGCACTATCTCAAATGCTCAGCACAGCAGATGTTCGTATTAATGGAACTTCTACGACTTGCAGTTTTAACGATTATGCTCTTCTTTACCAATATCTAAATGACCACGAAAATGTCGCTCAATTTTCTTCTACTTTCCCTCTTCAACGTGAAAATAGCCCAGTTTATGAAAATGCAAGCAACCGAAGCCCATTTGCTAAGTTGAGCCAGAATCCATTTGAACCCTCTCGTTCAGCATCTGTAGTTGCAACATTGGTTTCTTCTACTTTTGCTACTCCTTTAGTTACTAACGTGTATTTAGTTCAATGGACGGAACAACTCCCTATTTCTCCCTTCCTAACTGGTAAAGACCAAAATAATGTCGGCTTAACTAATATAAATAATATCACCTTGAATTTAAGAATTGATAATCTAATTAATGGTATTTCTTCTATGAGTGGTGTTAATGGAACACCATTTACTGGTCTCGTTCAGCCCACTGCTTCTTTTTCTGCTACTATTGGCGCAAATACAGTAAATGCAGGACAACCTATTCTATTAGTTGAATATATCACCCAGAACTCTATTGTCGCATCAATGCAACCCAATATTTGCGTGTATGATTATCAACAAATCCAACCATATATTGCTCCAGGTGGTCTTTCTGAAGCAACTATTCCCGCAACTTTAAATACCAGTATCAACGGAACATCAAGCAGTTTGCGATTAGTTGCCATTCCCCAACTCCTATATATATATGCCAGACCACGGAAGGGGCTTTACAATCCTACCATTCCTGATATGTTCCTTACTCCTCTACAGGTTAAGGTGTTATTTAATAACCGAACTAATTTACTCGTAGATTATACACCGGCTCAACTCTATCAACTATGTATAAAGAACGGTCTTAAGCAAAGTTATGCTGAATGGGCATATGGTGTAGGAGGTCCTTTAATTATTAATGTCGCCGAAGACCTCGGTTTATCAGAAAGCGAACAAGCCGGACAAGGGAACAGTTTTTCCACTATACAAGTTATAACTACCTACTCAAATCAAAATCTTGTTCTAAATGGCTATGCTGGTGGTGTTGCTTTTGATTACTATGTAACTACTGTTACCCCTGGTAAGGCTTATGTTTCTAAATCTGAATGTGATTTCTCTATCTCTTCCGCACCTAACCCTGCTGAAGTGTTGGCAATTACTGCTGATAGTGATAAACTTCTACACGAAGATTTACCCCACGCCGAGGGAACTGATGGTGGCTCTTTTAGCCATCTTCTCAAGCGTGGTCTCTCGGTTGTTCGCTCTGGTCTATCTAAGATTAAGCCAGAACACCTCGCAATGGCTTCTGATGTTCTAGGAAGTCTTGGTGGTGGTGTAGCCGGTGCTGGAATGCGTCACCGGCGCGGGAAGTAAATTGCTTTTTTATAAAAGCAAAACAAAAACTTCTAATTTTTATAATTTTTATCTTTGTTAATAATAATAATAATATATATCTAGTAGTCAGGATTTAAGAAATCCCGAACGCAAAACTATAATGCAATACAAGGATTTTGTTAAGGCTAAAATGGCTGAAATGGCTGGAATGAATATGATGGCTAAGGATAAAATGAAGAAAATTGGAGAACTATGGCGTGCATCAGGACACAGTTCTAAACCCAAAGGAGGTCAATTTGTTGGTGCTGGTGTTAAATCTAAATCAATGGCTAAGAAAGCCCCAATGGCTAAACGCTCATCAATGGCTAGCCATATGAAATTAATGGAAAGAATCCCTATTAATATTGCTATGCAACTTAAGAAGGGAATGTAATTTATTCGTTTTATTTTTTTAATTTAAATAAATTAAATATATAACTATATAATAAGTATAATAAATATATAACTAAATTAAAATGGATGATATTCTATCCTCAGCAACTCAAGCAAGAATTTTAACATATATACAAAATAACAAAAAACTTTTTATAGATTATATAAAATCAATCAATCATCTAGAAGAAACTAATAATATAAATGATTTAAGAAGTTTAAAAAATATCACAAATATAAAACAAGCAACATATGGCGTATTAGGAATTCCAAGCAGAGAACGGGATTATAACTACAATTACAAACATTATAGAATGATGTGTTTTGAATATTATTTCAGATATATTACAGAAGAAGAAAGAATACAAATTTTAAATATACTTGTATTCGGTGAAAAAGACGTTGATAAAGAGACGGAAAAGCCACAATAAAATATTTTGATAGGGTGGTGTCAGGAAATTTTGTTTTTTGAATTTTTGGAATTTTTGGAAATCGAGAAAATTTTTGGAATTTTAGAAATTTTATTTTTTTGGAAATCGGGGAAATTTTATTTTTTGCATTTTTGGAATTTTTGGAAATCGCGGAAATTTTATTTTAACCCATTTACAGAAATATTACGCCCCTCTCGCTATCGCTCGAGACTTGGCGGGCGGAAATCGTTCTGCATTAAGCGAGGAAACGTTTTTACGATTTTGAGGAATCTTTTTTTTAAGATGGCAAATTATTTTTTAACCCATTTACGGGAATATTTCACCCCTCGAGCGATAGCGAGAGACTTGGTGGGCGGGAATCGTTCTGCATTAAGCGAGGAAACGTTTTTACGATTTTGAGGAATCTTTTTTTTAAGATGGCAAAATTCTTTGTTCCCACAC